AAACAACTTGAAAATATGAAAGAGTTAGTACAACATTTCAGAGAGCAACCGAAAGAAGCAATTAAAGAAGTTGCAATGTGTTTAGCTATTTTTGTCGTATGTGGGGCGATGTTGTTTCTATCTGCAATCTTGCAGGGTTGCACCGTTACAAAGGGTACAACGGTACGTGGAAAAGCGACGATAATCACAACCGACACAACGGTAGTGAAACACAACGGCACGTTGAAATTTAAGAAGTCTATGTTTAACAATTAAAAGTTTACTACAATGGAAGAAAAAAGAAACGCATTTGACGAGTTTTCGTTTGCCGCTTTGTCGGCTTTGGGTAGCCTTATGGCGTGTAATGAAGTATGCCGCAACCAACGTGCGGTTATGAAAATAAACCGCTTTAGGGCGTGGCTTATGGACTTGAAACCCGACACGAACAACGAACCTAATTTGCCTTTGGCTGATGATGCAAAGAGCGATAACGAACAATAAGTTTAACAATTAAAAGATTACTACAATGAAAAGTTTTGCAAGTAAATTTAACAAGACAACTTTCGGTATTGACACAACCGATTTTCAGTACATGAAGTTAGCGGATATTTTCAACTCTGAAAATGAGGGCGGCAAAGATGTGGTACACAAAATCAATGGGCTTTATGTCCACAAATCACAATTAGGCGACAGCCCCGTAATCATTGATGAGGAAAACAAACGGCTGGTGAACCTACCGAGCCACACCGCCGAAACGGTACGTGAAATACTTGCCGATGATGAGGCAGTACAAACTATCAAAGACGGCCAAGTTGGGTACACGATTTACGAGTACGAGAGCCACGGCAAGAAGTGTTACTCTATTTCGTTTGTGGATTTGTAAGAGTTTGAAAAGTTATGTTTAACTTTGTAGGGGTTGCAATGTTTGTAACCCCTATTTAATATATAGAGTTATGGTAAAAATAAAGTTTACTGCAAGGGTGTGGAAAAGCACCAAAAACCAGATACGGAAAGAAATTTTGCAAGCGGCTGAAAGTGACCCCGCATTTCGCAGGGAAATAGCACGTATTTTCCAGCAAGCAAACAGGCGTATTCAAAACATAGAAAGCAAGGGTTTACTTTCGCCAGCAGTGCAGGCGTTGAACAAAGGCGATATTAAGGGCTTCACAAAATTTTCAATGAACCACGATTGGAACACCCTAAAAATTGAGTACGGCAAGGCTATTGCGTTTCTAAGACAGCCTACGAGTACGGCAACGGGTACTAATGAGTACGCAAAGCACCTGCAAAGAGAGTACGGCCTGGCACCCGATGAGTATAACCTAATGGCACGAAGTTTGCACGGGAAGTTAAACAGCGTTTCGGATAGTGATTTCGTGGAACGGTATTTGATGAGATACAAGGATTTCACGGGAGAAATGGAGCAAAGCGCAAGCGATATAAGCACCCAAATAGAAAGCGAAGCCAAAAGCGTGCAACGTGCAATAGATGCGGAAATAGAACGGCAAGTTAACGAAGTGAACGACACTTTAGACGATATGGTTAAAAACATACTAAGCAGTTTTAACAAATTCGGGTTATGAAAAAAATATCTTTTGAGTTACAAGAAAGAATAAACAGCCCGACCGAAATAGCTGGAATACTGAAAGCAGCCGTAAACGAGAAGAACATTATCGGAAACAGCAAGGGCGAAAGGTTCTACAACGTGCCGTGTGCGTTTGATATTGAAACAACTTCTTTTTACCGTGACACGGCCGGACTGGCGTACACCTACGAGCAAGTGCAGCGCATGCAGGACAGCAACGGACGCAAGGCTAAATTGGAGAAAGCCGCAATAATGTACGTCTGGCAGTTCGGCATAAACGGATATACTATAATGGGTCGGACGTGGGGTGAGTTTGTTACGATGATGCAGACCGTAAGTGAGGTTCTGCAACTGAATGACAAATTGCGTATTATTGTGTATGTGCATAACCTTTCATACGAATTTCAGTTTTTGCGCGAATGGTTTGAGTGGAAACGTGTGTTTTCCATAGACCTACGAAAACCGATATACGCAATAACAACGGGTAACATAGAGTTTCGATGCAGTTACTTACTTTCGGGGTATTCGTTGGCGAAATTGGGTGAACAACTTATGAAATACAAGTGTGCAAAAGCCGTCGGCGATTTGGACTACCAGCAAATAAGGCATAGCGAAACGCCGCTAACCGATGCGGAAATACACTACAGTATAAACGATATTAAAGTAGTGATGTGCTATATTCAGGAACGTATTGAGGAAAGCAAAGGGATAACGCACATACCGATAACAAAGACGGGGTTTGTGCGAAAGTATTGCCGTGCGCACTGTTTACGGGAAAAGAGCGATGCAGGTAAAACCGTACCTAACTGGGATTATGTGAACTTGATGCAGGAACTACAAATCACAGGTATGGAAGAGTTTAATATGTTGCAACGTGCCTTTGCAGGCGGTTTTACACACGCAAACGCCGAATATACAGACGAAATAATGTTTAACGTGGATAGTTACGACTTTACAAGCAGTTACCCGTATGTAATGATAGCGGAAAAATACCCGATGTCGCAAGGCGTTGCAATAACGGTTAAGAGTATGGCGCAATTTGAGTTTTTAATATCAAAGTATTGTTGCGTGTTCGATATTGAGTTTACCAACATATTTGCCAAAGAAACGCAGGACAACCCGATTTCCGCAAGCAAATGTTTTGTGAAAGAAAACCCGTGTGAAAATAACGGGCGTATTGTGGCGGCTGCAAAAATAGCACTGACGATAACCGATGTTGATTTCCACATTATCAAAAATTTTTATTCGTGGGAACGTATGCGAGTGGGGCAAATGTATTGTTACAAGAAAGAGTATTTGCCGACCCCGTTTGTAAAGTCTATCCTACATTTGTACGAAAGCAAGACGAAATTAAAAGGGGTTGAGGGTAAAGAAGTGGAATATCTTAACAGCAAGGAAATGTTAAACAGTTGTTACGGAATGAGTGTAACAAACCCGTTGCGTGATGAGTTTACATATAACGGCGAATGGGATATAAACGCAATGACAGCCGAACAAAAGCAGGAACTATTATACAAATACAACACGAGCAAAAACCGTTTCTTATTCTATCCGTGGGGCATATTCGTAACCGCATACGCAAGGCGCAACCTTTTCACGGGAATATACGAAGCGAAAGACGATTATATTTACAGCGACACGGACAGCATTAAGATAATGAACGGCAAAGCGCACGAAGCATATTTCAAGGCTTATAATATGCAGGTGCAAATGAAATTACGGGCGGCGTGTAAGTACCACGGTTTGCCGTTTTCCCTTTGCGAGCCGCAAACGATAAAAGGCATAACAAAGACTTTGGGCGTTTGGGATTTCGAGGGTACATATACAAGGTTTAAGACTTTGGGAGCTAAACGCTACATGGTGCAAGAACCGAACGCACTAAAAGCAAACGGACGGGCATACGATTTCAGTCTAACCGTTTCGGGCGTGAACAAAAAAGCCGCTATTCCGTACCTTATTGAAAAGTACGGGGCAAACGGGATATTTGACGCTTTCACTAATTATTTGGATATTCCACCGCAAGCAACGGGAAAAAACATACATACGTACATAGACTACGAGATACAAGGCGAAATAACCGACTACAAAGGCAGCACGGCGCATTACAACGAACGCACGGGCGTACATTTAGAGCCAACGGGGTACAGCCTTTCCCTTTCGGTTATGTACATAAACTATTTGCGAGGTATAAAATTTAAGGACTAAAATAATAAGAGTATGACAACAAGAAAGACAAAGACAGACAAGCCGAAATTTTACGACTTGAAAGCGATTTTAAGCAAAAACGCCGATTATAATGTTATATTTGGCGAGAGGTCAAACGGCAAGACTTATGCAGCCTTAAAATATGGTTTGGAAAACTATATCAAGACGGGCAAGCAAATGGCGTACATACGCCGATGGCGTGAGGATTTACGGGGCAAACGTGCCGAAAGCCTGTTTGCAAATCACGTGGCAAACGGACTTATTGAGCAACTGACAGACGGCAAATTTAACGAAGTGTTCTATATGTCGAACAAATGGTTTTTATCTTACTACGATGCAGAGAAAAACAAGCGGACACCCGACCCGACCCCGTTTTGTTACGGGTTTTGCCTTTCAGAGCAAGAACACGAAAAAAGCAGTAGTTACCCGAATGTTACAACGATTGTGTTTGATGAGTTTTTGACACGGCGGTATTATTTGCCCGATGAGTTTATGTTGTTTATGAACCTTTTAAGCACTATAATACGCCAGCGCAACGATGTTAAGGTTTTCATGTTGGGCAACACGGTAAACAAATTTTGCCCGTACTTTACGGAAATGGGTTTGAAGCAAGTGCCTTTCATGGAGCAAGGAACGATAGATATTTACCGCTTTGGCGAACACGGTGCAATAGTGGCGGTTGAGTATTGCAGCACGATAGTACAACACAAAGCCAGCAACAAGTATTTTTGTTTCGATAACCAAAACTTGCAGATGATTACGGGCGGTAAATGGGAACTTGCCGTATATCCGCATTTGCCTTGCAAGTACAAGCCGCAAGATGTGTTGTTTGTGTACTATATCAAGTTTAACGATGTTGTTTTGCAAGGCAACATTATACAAGTAGGCAACGAATGTTTCACGTACATACACGCAAAGACAACCCCGATAAAAGACGAGGAAAACAGCCTTATTTATTCTTTGGAAATGAACGGCAAACCGAACTACAAACGCAAGTTGTTAAGCACCGCAAGTTATGTTGAGCAACAAGTAGCACGGTTTTTCGCTATTGACAAAGTTTTTTATCAAGATAACGAAATAGGTGAGATAGTACGCAATTATTTAATTACGAGTGCAAAGACAAACATTGTTTCGTTGAAATGAAAATTACGGGCGGTTTGGTGCAAATTTCGTGCCGAACCGCACGTTTTACGAAATAAATGCCTATCTTTGCAAGTAGTAACTAAATTATAACGATATGGACGCAAATACTATTATTCAAATGATTTCAAGTTTGGGTTTTCCGATTGTGATGTGTGTCGCTTTGTTCTGGTACCTGGTGAAGCAAAGGCAGACACACCAAGAAGAAACGGAACACCTAAAAGATACGATTGCGGAAAATACGAAAGTGTTAGCCGAACTTACAACCCTTATTAAAGTTTTGACATATGAAAAGGAAAGATAACATATACAAGCTATACCAGATGCAGATACGGGACAAAGACACCGCCGTAACCGAATTTATTGCGAATACTTTGGCGAAAACTCAAAGTATGTTTGAGTACGATGGTTTGCCCGACAGCATACCGCAAAAGGAATTGGAGCGGCTTTTGCAGACCACGGGCAACGTGTTTGTTACAAAGGTGGACGGGGTTTTGTATGCACTTACGGGAGGCAAAGGCGGCGAACCCGATGTTTACGGACGGGCAACGCTTTACACCGTGGCGAACCCAGCGTTAAAACTTTCCAAAACCTACGATATTCAGAAAGATGGGGTTTTGATTGAGAACGACACCAACGGCGAAAGCCTTTTGCCGCTGATAGGGCGTTATGCCGTGTTATATACCGACGGGCTTATTTCGTTGAACACCGCCAGCGTATTAACCCGTATCACGATGCTGATAAGCGCAAGCGATGACAAGACAAAACAGAGTGCCGAAGAGTTTTTGCTCAAGATAGAAAACGGCGAGTTTTCAATTATCGGTGAAAACGCATTTTTCAAGGGCGTGAATATGCAGACAGCCCCGACCACAAACAGCGTGTACATTACGCAGCTCATCGAACTGATACAATACTACAAGGCAAGTATGTATAACGAATTGGGTTTGAACGCAAATTATAACATGAAGCGTGAAAGGCTCAATTTGGGCGAGGTATCAATGAATGTGGACGTACTTTTGCCGTATGTGGATAATATGCTAAAAGAAAGACAAAATGCAGTTGAGAAAATTAATGCGATGTTTGACACCGAAATTTCGGTCAAACTTTCTTCGTCGTGGGGTCTGGAGCGTGATAATTACAACGCTTTGGCGGCTGATTTGGAAACGGCAGCGGAAAACACCGAACCGACAGAAGAACCCGAACCGACAGAGGAAACCCAAGAAACAACGGGAACGGACGGAAACGACACGGAAACGACAGAAACGGAAACGGAACAAACCGAAACGACCGAAACAGAGGAAACAGAAGAAACGGACGGGAACGACACCGAAACGGAACAAACAGAAGAAACAGAAGAAAACAAAGAGGATAAGCAATGAAATACAGCGAACTATTTACAACGGGTAACGGGATATTCGCAACGGTTTTCAAGACTGAATATCCGACAGAGTACGCCGCAATTTTCGGCGATACCGACCCGACAAAGTTAGATGCTTACGCCTTATTGCAGTTTGGCGGCAAGACCGTTGTAAACTCTATCAATGCGGAAAACGCAAGTGATGTTGTTTCGGCGGTGATTGCGGTAAACGTGCAAGGCTGGGAACGGGAAGCGGCGGCGATGTTAGCCGATTACGATGTACTGACACCCGTAACGGGGCAAGTTGAACGCACGGAAACGGTTACTTTGCAGGAAAGCACCGACAACACCGAAACGGGCGCAAACAAGGCGTTTAATGACACCGATTTTTCAGACAGCGACCGAAAGACAGCGCAAGACGAAAGAAACCGCACAGAAAGCCGCAAAACGACCGAAACCAGCAAAGGAACGGGCGCAAGCAAATCAATTTCAAGTGAAATTGAAAAAGAACTGCAGTTAAGGCGTGATAATTGGAGAAAAAACATTATCTTTGCACTTGTAAGAGAGATAACAACGAGTATTTACGATTAACCAATTTAATTTGTAACAATATGAAAGTAAAACAAATTTATTCGCTGATTAACAGCGTATCGGGTGAAGTGTTGGGAAAGACTGACATAGTAGCCGAGGACTTAACGGGCGTTGTGGATTTGGGTACGGAGATATTCAACCAAAACGCAGTTGATAACTACGTTAAATCACTTGTAAACCATATCGGCAAGGTGATTTTCGTAAACCGACCTTATGCGGGCAAAGTGCCGAGCGTTTTAATGGATGCGTGGGAGTTTGGCAGCGTGTTGGAAAAGATTAGTGCCGATGTGCCAGCAGCAGAGGAAAACGACACGTGGGACTTGACGGACGGGCAAACCTATTCGCAGGATGTTTTCCACAAACCGACCGTAACCGCAAAGTTTTTCAACTCAAAGGTTACGTTTGAAGTGCCCGTATCAATCACCGAAAGGCAGGTTAAGGAAAGTTTCAGCAACGCAGCACAACTTAACGGCTTTATTTCGATGATTTATGCAGCCGTTGAAAAGTCAATGACTATCAAGGCAGACGCTTTGATTATGCGTACAATTAACAACATGATTGCGGAAACGGTTTTGGCTGATGCGGTTGCGTTTGGCGGTAGTGCCGGAAACTTGACAAGTGCCGACCTTTCCAACGCAAGCACGGCACGTTGTGTAAACCTTTTGAAGTTGTACAATGACAAGTATTTCCCTGCAACACCAGCGCAAGGCGAGGGCGAACCGACCCCGAACCCTGACGCACTGACAGCGGCAAAGGCGATAACCGACCCCGACTTTATCCGCTTTGCGTCTTACGTTATGGGAACTTACGCCGACCGCCTGCAAAGCATTTCAACCGTGTTCAATGTTGGCGGCAAAGAACGCTTTACCCCGAAAGATATGTTACACGTTGTACTTTTGTCCGACTTTGCAAAGGCAGCGCAAACTTATCTTTATTCCGACACGTTCAACCGTGGCGATGTGCTTTTGCCGCAAGCCGAAACCGTACCTTTTTGGCAGGGCAGCGGAAAGAACTACGACTTGGCCAACACGGGGCATATCAAGGTTAAGGAAAGCGGCGGCAAAGATGTTGAAATTACGGGCGTGTTGGGTGTAATGTTCGACCGTGATGCGTTGGGCGTTTGCAATCTTGACAGACGAGTAACAACGAACTACAACGCAAAGGCAGAGTTTTTCAACAACTATTACAAGTTTGATGCAGGGTATTTCAACGATACAAACGAAAACTTTGTAGTATTCTTTATCAAGTAATTGATAGGTATTAGATTGTTTAACTTTGGCGGTGTGGGTGCAGGTGAAAGCGCACCGCACCGCCTTTTTTCTTTGCAGATATGACAACGATAAACTTTTATTCATACAACGGACACCCGAACACGGTAAACAAGCAGTTGGGCGAGTTTACGGCGATTGAGGGCGATTTGCGGCAAACTTTCGATGTGTTGCGCCCGACCGTAACACTACGAAAGCAGCCCCGACCAACTTTCAATTATTGTTACATACCCGATTTAGGGCGTTATTATTTCGTGGATAGGGTAAGTTTTGAGGGAAACAACGCCTACGAACTTACGTTGCGTGTTGATGTACTGAAAACCTACGAAACCGAAATTTTGGCGGCAACGGGGCGTGTATCTGAAAGCGACAACCCCGACCCGTATATTTCAAACCGTGAAACGGTTTACAATAGAACCCCGAATTTTGAGAAAGTACCGTTTGCAAATACAGGCTTACTCAATGAAACTGGAGGTATTATTATGGTAACATTAAAAGGAACAACCGAAAATTAAAAGTATATGGCTGACAATATTTTCCCATCAAATTTTACGGTGAACATACAACACGTTAAAGACAACGGAAGTACGTTCGACGGTAGTGAAACCTGGAAAGTTGCGTTAAAGTGTGAGGACGGATGGAAGTTCAATGAAGCACCGACTGTTTACTATCACAACTACTTCGGGCAAGCAGGACAAGTGCCACTAAAACTTAATGCCGACGGCACGGAAGCGACGAAAGATATTACGATGGTTTATGAGAATACGGCATTAGAGTTCAACGGTGAAACGGTGCAAAGCACACCGACACCAGAGTTCACGATAACGAACAACGTTCCCAACACCACCGCCACCAGTGACCCCGAGAAGCCGACGAACGACAAATGTACATTGACTTTAACGGCTGATGATGGTTACAGGATAGAAAACGCAAGTGTTCAATTTATGACCCTGTACGGCACACCGAATAACAAAGATTTCGAGGTTGCAGCGGACGGACACACCGCCACCGTTGAAATAGGTGACAGAGAGTTCGCAGACCTAAAGCAGGGCGTAACGATTTCGGGAACGAGCAAAAGCGAAACAGTGCCCGAACTAACCGTTACAAACAACATTGCAGGAACAACCGAACAACATAGTTTTGACGGCGTTGTCGCAACTTTCGAGGTTACGGGCAAGGGACAAAAGAACAGGTTTATAAACCCGTCTGTAAATTACACGGGAACGGACGGAACGAAAAAAACCGTTTTAATGGAAGTTGAGGTATTGCAGTACGATAGTGTGGCACGTGCGACCGTGAACGATATAGACCCAGCCGAACCCGTTACGCTGACAGGTACGTTTGAACGTGTTGTTTTCATTTACAGCGATATAACAAATTGCACGTATGAAACGACACCGCCCGAATATATCCAGCAAGGCGCAACATTGCAGGTTAAATTAGTGGCGAACCCGAACACAGAGTTTGACACCGCACCCTATTTCGACATTTTGGCGGCGTCCCCGACAACCCAGCCGCTAACAGTGTCAGAGGACAAAAGAACGGCTACGGGCAGCGTTAC